GCAAATGTTTGGATAAATGTTGGGGTTGGTCATTTCGTATGCTCGTGTATGAGCTGACCGAGGGGCAAAACCGGCATTGATAGCCGCCTCTCTCATAGTTATTTGACCATCCTTCGACACAAGCTCCTTTACAAACAGCTCCTGCTTGCGGGTCAAAGGCGTTTCTGAATTAAGTTTGGGGCGTCCTCGAGTTTCTTTCTTCGTAATTGACTTTGGCATAAGACAGTTAATCATCGATAGTTTGGTGAAAAATAACGTTCTTATTAATATATGTCCAGAATTATTTTTTTTAAAAAAATTTTTCAGGCCCCTTAACGCACTTTTGGATTTTCGGTTACATAAACTTTAGTTACGTTACATTATTTTTGTTGAGTTTATGTTTCTTTGAAATCCTTATATAAGAAGGCTTTCTTTCCAAAAGTTACACGGTTACACCGGTTACGGCCATTTTACCAAAAAATATTTTTTTATTTTTCAGATCCTATATACATAGAGGTTCTTTTGTACCAAGCCCCAGGATCCGTGATCAACGCCTCCTGCTCCGGTGTAATCGGCCTCCAGAACGCCTTCATCAGCTCCTGCGCCCTGATCGCAAACGCATACTGCCGACTTTCAACATCCTTGGCTTTAAGATTATGGCAAGGCTTACAATGGGTCGTGGACCAATGCCCGAATGCAGTTTGATCAACAGTCCCACACACCACGCATTCTTTCATGCGTCCTCCTTCATTGCGTCCAGCTCTGCAACCACAAAAGGCTCCAAATAGTTTTCAATGATCGTAATCTGGTTTTGAATATTTTCGATGTCAGTTTTTAATTCAGTTAAATCTAGCTCTGAACTGTTGTTGACTGCAACATCGTCCAGTAGACAAGCTACAGAAATACTTGCTTCTTTGACTGCTTCCAATAATTTATTCATCTGCGTCCTCTTCTTCATCAACTGGAAAGTAAATTCTTATTCCTGCGCCATCGTCAGCGGCCTCAAACCAATCTTTGTTTGGGCAGGTTTCCAACCATTCCTTAAGTTCTGATCTTGTCATCATGCTTTCTCCTCCCATTTTATCGATTCAACGTGATATCCAAAAGCTTTAAAGATCACGTCACACAAATCATCTTTATCCTTTGCCCTCCAACGCCCCAGGCATCTTTGATTTAACACAAACTGTTCTTGCTCGGACAACGTGCATTCAGGATCTCCATCTCCAACTTCAGACAAATAAAGCTCAATGTCTGTCACTTCATACAATTTCATGCTTCTACCTCCACTGGAAATACGTCGCCGTCCGCATAGCTCAAATTAATTTTCGAAAGCTCCCCGCAAAACCAATCGTCATAATCTTTGCTTTCACTATCCGGGATGCGTGATTCCCAGTCTTTGACCCATGTCTCAGGACAATCGGTCCAAGTGTTTGCTTTGACAGTCCAACCGGCTTCGAGGATTAATGAAACAATCCTCTTGTCACTGATGTATGTATTCATGTTTCTACCTCCTAATAAAGAAGGGGGCTCGTGGCCCCCGGTTAATTTAGTTCAAATATTTTTCCACTACCAATCTAGCAAATCTTCTTTCTAAAATTGCGTGATCAGCACAATGGTGCGGTTTCTTTTTCCAAAACCCTTTCCGGTACCAAATCAAATGAGAAACGTCGTGAACAATGTGTGCCCATCCTGATTCCGTATTGATTTTTAAAGTTGTGGATTTATATCTTTCTACCCAGGTCCTTCGGTTTCCTCTAGTTTCTTTGAATAAAGTAAGGGAACCAATTTTCTTTGGGGATTCTGATTTCCAAAATTTTTTGATTGCTTTTTTGGCAATATCAAAATCGACTTTTTGATTATGATAACTCTCATGATGTGGAGCAATGTTGTTGTCTCTCCAGATTTGATGAGTGTCTTCATAAATCGACATGGCCTCTCGAGATAATCTCATGAGCTATTCTCCTTTTGTGTGTGTTTTTAAAGAACGTCGAACATGGTTCTCCCATGAACTCTTATATTCTCGCATATTAATATGGAGATGGTGTGGAGAAATAATGGAGAAATAATGGAGATTTAGATGTTTCACATGAAACATGGGCCTCGCACCCACTCGATGTCAGTTTTAGTTTTTTCTGAAGCGGCTAAAAACACATTAGAAAACGTTCGCTCATAAAATAGTCGCGAGCCGGGATTCGTGCATCATGAATTGTGGTTGGCGGCACGCACGTCGCCCTTTTTAAGGGACACTCGCGAATGCCCCCGGAGATTGCCGCATTATCAATCTACCACATTTTCATCGTTCGCAAACACATAATCTTTTTTGACATATCCAAGGCTTTCGTCGCCCCTCGCATGAGACCGAACAAAGACCCTTGTTTTGCCTACGTTCGGACCACTTCAGGCATTAGCAGATTTCTTTTGTTCCAGATACCAGTCACGCCCAGTTTCGAGCGCCGTCGCAAATAATTTGTCAGCCTCTTTCTCGTTGGGCGCGGACTCGTGAGTCATGTAAGCCACGCGGACCATTGCCATCCACAAAAAATCCGGGACAGAAAGATCTCGGTGTGAATACTTGTCGCCCAAATTCAAAAGCAACTCTAAAAAGTCTTTGTCGAAATCTGCTCGCGCTTGGTCTCTTGTTTGCTCAGTCATAATTCTTTACTCCAGTTGCGTATGTGAAACCAGAGCATATGCGATAATGTAAGACAATGTCAACGGTTTTTTTCAAACTCCAAACATTCAGCTATAAATTCATCATCACCAATGTGTTCCAGGACGCGGTCACGCGCCTCGAGACAAGCGTCCATATGAGTATAAGACGCCCATAAAAATATGTGCGAGATTCCAAATATGTAGAGGTGGACCACTAGAACTGTTTGCGTTTGCCGCCGTCATAGTAATGTGCGTGGCCTTCATCAACCATTTGCTGATTGATCGAATTGCCGTTCGCATCGAGGAAAACGCCAAGCCAACGGCCAAATTTGCCCTGCGCGTTAGTGCACACCATGACTGGCCCGGACATCAGCTCCGTGAGCCGCGCTTTGGCGGCCAATCCCAGCTTTTTTTGAGCGTTATCTCGGGTGCGGCTCTCCCATGCGTTAATGCCAAGCATTCGAACTCGAATATTGTAGTAAATCGAAAAAGGCTCAAGCTGTAAAGAAACGTCCGCCGTGTCGCCATCAACGACTTTCAGTACCCGATCGACAGGGAAACAAGGCTTTTCTTCTGCCAGGGTGCACGCAGGGAACAAAAACAAAAGAAGCAGGGCGTATCTCATGGACAACCTCCGTTGATCAGATAGGGTTTGAATTTTTTCCTGAAACGCTTCAATCGAACGCGCCACAATCGTTCGCGTTGCTCGTTAGTCAGGGGGATTGTGCTTACAAAAGGGAATGAAGGTCTCATAAGTCACCCCTCGGAGCCAAAGCACCAGACTGCCGAGGGGCACACACACAAACATATATAAGGTAGTTCATTTTAACCTACCCTCTCTCGCGATTGCAATTGTGTCTTAAGTTGTTCTTTTCTGTGAGTTTGCCACTCTTTGAAGATCAATCTGAGCTGACCTGACAATGTTCGGCCCTCATTTTTCGCAGTTGTCTTCAGTATTTCGTATTCGTCGCGTGGCACGTTCACTGATTTCCATTTAGTCGTATCCATATCCGCACCTCCTTGAACCGGAGTATACGCGACATTATGGGAACTTGCAAGAAAACCCCCTCAAAAGAGGGGGAAACTTCACCGATGTCGGCGATTCGGGGGAGAATCGATGCCGACAGTAACAGTGTAACTTAAACTACCGCTCGGCCAAAGCCTCTTTTTGCCGCGCCTACGCCACGTTGTCCACGCTTGGCGACTTTCTTTGTCTTTTTGATTTTCATGGGCTTATCAGATTTGTCTACGCATCGCACCACGCCGCCTTTACGCTTCCTTTGAGGATCTTCAAACCCCTCTAGCCCTTCTCCGGTCAATCCTTTAAGAACGGCATTTGCTAACGCCGCTTTTGGAAATATTGCGCCAAACATTGCGGCATCTTTGAAACCACTAAATCCTCGACCAAAAGCGCCTTTTGTTCCTTTCCCGGCGTCAAACCCTCTTGTTTTTCTGTTATGAAAATTTTTAAGTCTTGACATATTTTCTCCTATTGCGCTTCGCCCCAACTGGGCCCGATTTCAATGTCGCATTTGTTTGGAACCTCTAAGGGTACAGCATCGGTCATAATTTTAGAAATTATTTCTGCCTCATCTTTATCTTTCACCGACATTGCCACTTCATCGTGAATCTGAATCAAGGGCAGTCTGCCAGACTCGTAAATATCTACCATTGCTTTCTTAGTCATGTCTGCGGCGGACGCTTGGATCAATCGATTAAGGGCTTTGTACGTGTAAGCACGCTTCAATCGCGTGGTCGCGCCGTACTCGTTGACTGCTTCCTGATAGGGTAGCGCCTTGTTCATGCCGAAGGTATCGGGCTCCCACATATCAAACCGACATTTGCGGCCCAGTATAGACCGCACAGAGCCCCCAGAGGAGCGATCGTTCAAACGGTTGGTTACCCCCTGCATCAATCCTTTAACAAACGGCACGCGCTCATGGTACTGCTTTACGATTGCTTTTGCGTCATCTACTGGGATATCGAGTTGCTCGCTCAGTTTATTTACCCCCATGCCGTACATGAGGGCCAAATTGAGCGTTTTCGCCGTCTTCCTGGGTATGTTTGCCATCTCTGCCACCATCGTATGAAAGTCCATATCAGGGTTGTTGTGATAGGCTTCGACAAAATCAGCGGCTTTTTCTAACTCTATTCCTCGAGTTTTTCCATAAGTGTAAGCATAATGAACCAATATCCGTGGTTCTTGTTGCGAGAAATCAATCGCCGCCCACTGTTCACCCTCCTCTGGGAGGAATAAACTTCGGATCATAGGACCGAGTTCCGGGTCCCGCGCAGGAATTTGCTGGAGGTTTGGATTGTTCATCGATATACGCCCGCTCACAGTGCCACCGTCATCCGATCGTATCTGGTTGATATGGCTGTGAATGCGACCATCTCGATCAGTGTGCTTCATGATTGTGTTGATGAATGTGCCGGAACACTTATTGAGGTTCCGAGCCTCGACAATCAACTTTGGGAGAGGAGCTTCATGGTCTTGGAGGAAGAGCTTAGTGAAGCTCGGTGCGCCCTTTTCGGAGCGTGGGTAGTCGATGCCGACCTTGTCGAACGCCTTGGCAAGACTTTGAGCCGCCC